ACAAAATCCCATTTGATCTTGAATACTTTAACAAAATTACCAAAGGGGGTTTACCTTCTAAGACTCTTAATGTCGCACTTGCTGGTACAGGTGTCGGCAAGTCTTTATTCATGTGCCACATGGCTAGCGCCGTGTTGCTCCAAGGACGGAACGTTCTGTACATTACAATGGAAATGGCAGAAGAGAAGATTGCTGAACGAATTGACGCAAATCTACTGAATGTAAACATCAAAGACATTGCTGAACTTCCCAAGCAAATGTTTGATAACAAAGTAAATAGTATTGCCAAGAAGACTCAAGGAACTCTAATCATCAAAGAGTATCCAACTGCTTCTGCACACACAGGACATTTCAAGTCTCTTCTAAATGAGTTGTCTCTTAAGAAGTCATTTAGACCTGATATTATTTTCATTGATTACCTTAACATTTGTGCTTCCAGTAGGTATAAGTCAAATTTCTCTGTCAACTCTTATTCTTATGTTAAGGCAATTGCAGAGGAACTTCGTGGATTGGCAGTGGAATTCGATGTTCCCATTGTCTCTGCTACCCAAACCACTAGGAGTGGTTATGGGAACTCTGATGTTGAACTTACTGATACTTCAGAGTCCTTTGGTCTCCCTGCTACTGCTGATTTTATGTTTGCCCTTATTAGCACAGAAGAGTTGGAACAGTTGGGACAGATTATGGTGAAGCAATTGAAGAATAGATATAATGATCCTACAGTCAACAAAAGGTTCATTGTTGGTATTGATAGGGCAAAGATGAGACTCTATGATTGTGAACAGAAGGCACAGGATGATATCCTTGACTCTGGGCAAGATGAAGAGTATACTTATGATGATGAACCAAAACAAAGTAAATTCGCAGGTTTTAAATTCTAATGACTGAACAAGTTGATTTTAACAAGTATCAATCTTTTGTAGATGCTGTAACTTCTGATGCATCTAGAGACTTTGTTGCTTTCTCAGATCGCATTGTTGAACTGGATCGTAAAGGTGCAAATATTGAGAGACTGCTTACTGCTGGTGTTGGTATCAATGCTGAAGGTGGTGAGTTTTTGGAAATTGTAAAGAAGATGATTTTCCAAGGCAAACCCTGGAATGAAGATAATAAAGATCACTTGATTACTGAACTTGGAGATCTGATGTGGTATGTAATGCAAGCATGTATTGCACTTGAAACTCCTATTGATCAAGTGATTGCAAAGAATGTAGAGAAACTTGAGAAGCGTTATCCTGGTGGTGCTTTTGATGTATTCTACTCTGAAAATCGTTCAGAAGACGATAGATAATATTAAACAGTAGATAAAGATGGTAGCTGAAACAGATCTATTTGAGGCAGCATCTATTGTTGCTTTTTATCATGCAGTGGAGAAGGGAGCAGATCTAACTCCAAATCAAGACTTGGACATGTACAATGATCTAAAGTCTGAGTTTCCAAATATGGATAGTGATTGGTATCTTGGTCTCCTTAAGCAGTCTAAAGCTTTAATTAAATACCTTGGTCATAGCGAGGGTAATAAAGATACTTCTTGGAAGTATGCTAGGTATGGTGGTAAAACAAAAACTATACCTGCAGGGAAATCTACAGACATCTATGATTATATTTGGAACAGTTTTAACAGAAATCAACAGCAAATTTTTACTGGAAAGAAAGATAGTTGGAATACCACAGATGTTTATATGGTCAAGGCATCTGATGAAAGTAAAATCAAAACAATGATTGATAATTTAAAAGATGAATTTTCTGATGGAACAACTGCCCCAGAAGTTTATGTTGGAACTGTAAATGCATATCTAAGTAAACTATTAAAAGATAAAAGTCTTCTGGGAATTTCTCTTAAAAAACCAACTAAAGCAGAACCAGAATCACATGTATATGAAACTAATCTAGATGTTGGTCCTGATGGAATTGATATTCATGAGGGTGATATCATAGGAGATATGTTTACTTATATGGAAATTACAAAGAGGGGAGGTGAAATGGATTTTGCTGGAAACTCCCTAACCTTTGAAGCACAATTTAAAGCAGGAAAATACATCAAAAGATATTATTGGGAAAGTAAAGTGTCTAGTGTTTCTGCCCATGCAACAGAGCCTAGAGATAGAGTTCCCAATAACAAAGGAAAGTATGTAAATGCTACTGCTAGAAATGGTGCTATTCCTGCACCAAAAATGGCAGAATTAGTTAAGAGATACACTGGGGAAGATATTAATTATAATATCCCTCTAAATGGAAAATTTAATGAACAGCAACTAAAGTATTGGCAATCTTATTTTGCAAGTCTTGTTTCTGATAGAACTATTAGCAAAGACTTTGGAAATATTTCTTACTTAGGGCAAAAGGGAACTCCAGAGGAATTTATTCAAAAAGCATTTCTCTTAGATGACCAATCTCCAAATCCTTCTGGCAAAAACTTTGCAGTAAAGTTGAGAAGTAAATTAAGAATTTTGAGATACATCAAAATGGCAATTGAAGCAAAGAAGCAAGGCAAATTAGCAGAACTTATCACACACGCATACTTCCTATCATCAAAAATGAACATTAGTCAGGCAGACCTGTCTGGACCCTTTATCAAGGTCCAATGATGTGCTATACTGATAAAACCCTGGAGACCCTATGATTGATCTGAGAACTGGAGACTGCATTGAGTTAGCAAAGCAACTTGATGACAACTCTATTGATTGCACTGTAACTTCACCACCATACAACAAACAAAAGATTGGTGGTGGATTGTTTCGCAAAATTGAGTATGATAAGTTTGATGATTCTCTGCCAGAGGATGTGTATCAAGAGCAGCAAATTGAACTGCTGAATATTCTCTTTGATAAAACCAAAGAGGGTGGATCACTGTTTTACAACCATAAGGTTAGATATCTTCAAGGAAATGCTACATCCCCTTGGGCATGGTTGCCTAAGACTAAGTGGCACATCAGAGAAGAAATCATTTGGAACAGGGGAAGTGGTCCTGAGATTTCTGGATACAGATTTACTCAGATTGATGAAAGAATCTATTGGTTATGTAAAGGTGCCAAGAGACCTAAACTTCCTAGAAGATCTGTAAACTATGGATCAGTTTGGAAGTTTGGTCCTGAGATGAAGAATCCTCATCCTGCACCATTCCCTATTGTCCTTCCCCTCAGATGCATCCAAGCAGTAATGGAAACTCCAGGTCTTGTTCTTGATCCTTACAGTGGTTCTGGAACAACTGGTCTTGCTGCTCAACTCCTTGGTCATGATTACATTGGGTTTGATCTATCTGATGAGTATCATGCCATGGCAACAGAAAGAATCAACAACCCCACTAGAAGGGAACTTGAGAAGTTTACTGAAGAGTGTGGTATTGAGGTAAATAATGAAAGAGGTCTCTTCACTTTATTGGAATCCTGATGGATTTATTTTTTAAAGAACTTGTCCAGGTCTATAAACAAGAAGTAAGGGTCAAGCAAATTAAAAAGAAATCAATAGAAAATTTCTGTAGATTTTATTCTACTTTTGTTGACCAGTACAAGGATCCAAAGGATAAGGATTATAAATACTTAAAATTGAAACAATTAGGATTAAAGTATATCCTTGATAATCAAGACTTGATATATTCAGAAATCAATAAATGAAGAACTTCCTAGAGTTTATAACAGAAGCAAGAACATCTCAAGCTTCAGCACAAGCAAAGAAGCTTGGGTATGTTGGCGATGGACATGGGTATTGGATTGATAAGGAAGGTACTAGAAAAGCACAAACTGTTAAAGGTAAACTTCAATTCTTAGATCAGAAGAAAAAGAAGAAGGGTGAAGGTGAAGAGTCTCAAGGACAAGAACCTGCTGATGTTAAGGCAAAGAAATTAGGTAAAGCAAAACCAGCACCAAAGAGACTTGGTGTAAAAGCAAAACCAGCAACTTCAGAAAGAACCAAAAAAACACAGCAGACGGGATCAAAGGCAAAGACAGGTGCACCAAAAGAAACAGCACCCAATGGAGACTTTGTAACTATTGCTATTGGTAAATTCAATCCTCCAACAAAAGGGCATAAGAATCTGCTGAATGCATTGAAGCAAGCAGCATCTGGAGGAAACTATTATATCTTCCCATCTAGAATGAAAGATGGTAAACAGAATCCTTTGGATCCTGACACTAAGATTGATTTCATGAAGGTAATGTTCCCAGAGTATGCTGAGAGAATCATTGACAGTGAAGAGTTTAAAACTATCTTTGATGTTTTGGCATTCCTGAATCAGGAAGGATACACTGGAGTTAATATTGTCTGTGGATCTGAAAGATGCTCTGAGATTGATAATCTTGCCAAGAAGTCAAATGGACAACTCTACAATTTCTCTTCAATCAATGTAGTTTCTGCTGGTCCAAAAGATCCAGACTCTGAAGACAATTCATCAATTGCTAGGAAGGCAGCAGCATCTGGAGACTTTGAAGGATTTAAAAAAACAATGCCTGCAGGAGTTCAACCAAAAATTATCAAGCAATTGTTTGATGAACTTGGTGGATCTTTAGAGGTAAAGGAAACATGGCAGATAGCTCCATCTCTAGATCCAAAAGGATTGAGAGAGCATTATATATTTGATAATCTTTTTAAGGTTGGTGATATTGTAGAAAGTTGCAACACTGGACTTAGGGGAGAAATCATCAGATCTGGAGCAAATCATCTAATCTGTGTGACTGAGGATGGCATCATGTTCAAGTCCTGGATTAAAGATGTTACTTTAGTATAAATAAAAATAAACATCTAGTTAGTTAAATGGATAACATTTGGGCAGATTCTTTTTCTGAAATCAGAGAGCTTTCTTTGCAAGAAAAGAAAGAAGAAAAGAAAGAAGGTAAACCAAAGCGTTGGTGGGATGATGATGGTGATGGTGTAGGTTATGAGAAGGGTGAGGTTTCTGGTAAGTTCAAGAAAACCAAGAAAGAAGAGTTTGAACTCTGGGTGAACCAACTTGTAGAAGAAGGTTATGACCTCTCTGAATACACTTGGGATGAGATGTATGACATCTATGAAGCAGAAGGATCCTATGGTGCTACCCCAAAGGCATACAGTGCAGCATCAAAAACTAAGATGACCGCAAAGAGGAAACCATTCCTCAAGAAGATGCAGCGTAGAACTAATCCTGCTAATAGAACTCCTGATGATTCCCCAAGAAAGGGTATGACCTCTGATGATAGAGAAAGAGCAAGAGCAGGTTCTGCTCATGGTGTAGGAACTAGACAGGATCATGACTATCCTTCTCAAGGTGCTGGTGGAGTAACCAAGAATCCTAAGAAACTCCGTAAGCAAAAAGCAATGGGTGAGTTCTCTAAGGAAGAGTTTGAAATTGAAGAGGGCATGAAGCAAGCACGCAAGAATGTTGGTGCTTCTAAGTGCTGGGATGGATATAAAGCACAAGGAACTAAGAAGAAGGGTGGTAAGGAAGTTCCTAATTGTGTTCCTGAGGAAAGAGAACTTAGCAGCAAAAAGAACAATGGAGACAAGATTGATGTAATGAAGGGAACCAACAAGATTGAAATCAATCCTAAAATTTCTGAAGAAATTGAAGCTTGGATTGGTGAACTTCTTGATGAAGGTTATGATCTTTCACAATTTACTCCAGAAGAAATCATTGACATCTATGAGTCAGCAGATCTTGTAGAGGAGATGGACAGCACTCAACTTGCAATGGCAAAGTCACAAGCTGCCAGAGCAAAAGTTAAGAAGGAAAGAGAAGATCTTAGAGTTGCTCAAATGCAGCAGAGAACTAAGTATGATGCCAGTGAAGCAGTTGTTGCTTTTGTTGATGGAAGAGATCCTCTTTTTGAGGCAAGGTTTGACCCCAAAAAAACTAAACTAAGACCTGCATCAGAAAGGACTGCAAAATCCATGACTGATGCTCAGAGAAAGGCAGCAAAAAAAGAATCAGAAAGAGTGGCAGCAGTTCACAGTAAAGGTGAAACTGTTCTTGCTGGCATGAGATCCTCTGGTAAAAGAGGAAAGGTTCAAACCACTCCTGAACCAAAATCAAAGGCTCCAGAAGCAAATAGATCTGTTAGAGGTAAGTCTGACAAATTAGCATCTGCTGCTGATAAGATTCTCAAGGACCTTAGAAAATAAATATAAGAGTCCATACTGGAGATCATC